TAAGTGGGTAAACTTAAAACCATTTTGTTTACCACCCTGGAAAGTCAATTCATAAAACGAAATACAAATTCATTAAGAGAGGTCAAGTTACCTCTCTTTTTTTGTACAAGCAGTATAATCTGACACTTTTTAGTCTACATAGTAGTAGAATTATGCGAGGTGAAAAAATGAACCCTTACCCTCCCTACATTATGGTTCATTGTATGAGGGCGACCAATGCACAATCTACTATCACGCGCTCAGTTAAATGAGTGGCGTCACTTTGAAGACACAATTGATGACTTGGAGGTGGAAAATCAAAGACTCAACGACTACTTTGAATGTTTAATAGAGTGCGACTCATTAAACCAAAGTTCATGCAAAAGGATCTGTAGCTACATCCTTAAATAATATTCTAAGAGGGGTTGCTACCCCTCTTTTTTTATGTTATACTAACTTCATCTATAATTCTAAATAGATGGATAGAGAAAGACTTAAACTCATCGTCAAGAATCTTAAGTCGCTTGTTAATGCATTAGAATCTGAGGTATACTCAGATGTGGATGCTTATAAATCTGATGTAGGCAATCCTAATTTCGGTTTTTATCAAGGGAGAGATGACGATGACGGATATGCAGACTGATTGGCGCTACAGTGACGAACGAATGGACGTAAGAACACAAGGACTAAACATCCTGCTTAATAAATTTGGATCTGAGATGTGCTCAGACGGATCACCACGCTACAGCAATCAGAGCATCTACGAATGTGTTCACGACTGGGTATCCCAGGGTAACGTGAGGACAGACGGAATCGTTGCCTATTACAAAGCGTACTATGACCCGACTAAAAGACCAAATTAGACTAGCAAAGAAAGCACTCAAAGAAGCGCAAAAGAAACCTGGATTGTACTCAGAGTATGAGTTACAATACATGGCACTTCAGCTAGTCCAAGCAAAAATTCAACTAAAAACAAAACAATTACGCCGCAAGCAGGAGAAAGGATTTAGTAATGAACTCAGTGAAACTAGTAACAGTAACTCCAGACGCAGAAAAGACGATGGGTTACGTGGCACGAGTGAGCAATCCGAACAACCAGGAGAATCCTAAGGTTGCTGGTCTGCTAAAATATTGTATCAAGCACAACCACTGGTCTGTGTTTGAGCAGGCACACATGACCCTGGAGATTGAAACTACCAGGGGAATCGCAGCTCAAATTTTGAGGCACCGTTCGTTCACATATCAAGAGTTTTCCCAGCGGTATGCTGACAGTTCTATGTTGGCAGATCAGATCCCTCTGTTTGATCTTCGTCGTCAAGATGATAAGAACAGGCAGAACTCTATTGATGATGTTGATCCTTTCACTAAGCAAGAACTTGAGATTGTTATCAAGCGTCACTTTGAGAGTAGCATGGACATTTATCAGCAGATGCTACGACTAGGAATCGCAAAGGAGTGTGCTCGTTTCGTGCTCCCCTTAGCAGTTCCTACCAGGATCTATATGACGGGATCAGTTCGGTCATGGATCCATTATATTGAATTGCGTTCTGCTAATGGAACGCAGAAAGAACACATGGACATCGCACTAGATGCTAAGCGTGTGTTCGCAGAACAGTTCCCTATTTGTGCGGAGGCACTTGGTTGGTTATGAAATTACTTACACTAGAAGACTATCAAAAAGCAGGCGAAACCTTTTGGCCTAAGTATGATTATGTTGCTAAAGAACTTGGGGAGAATGCCAAACCTGAGCAAGTCCTCAAAGTTATGGAAGCAATTGGTGGTATTGCATTGAAGCAAGCACTAGAAGACAAACTATCTGGTCCATTTGGATTCAACAAAAAGGAGAAAGAAGATGCCGACGTATCCAGTTATTAATAAAGTCACTGGTGAACAAAAAGATGTTCGTATGACCATGGCAGAGTGGTCACAGTGGTCTAAAGATAATCCTGATTGGCAGAGAGACTGGAGTGATCCCTCTACATGTCCTGCCTCTGGTGAGGTGGGTGAATGGAGAGACAAGATGGCAAAGACCCATCCTGGATGGAAAGACATCATGAAGAACAAGGTGATCCCTAAAGCACCACGAAACAAAACCATTACTGACAAATACAATTACTGATATGCCTGCTAGAAAGAAGACTGTGAAATCACCTGGACAAGGTATGACTGCGAAGCAGAAGAAGCGTCGTAAACCTATTGACGAGGCATACATGATTCCTGTTGAACCTCTGACACATAACCAACAGGTTATGTTTGATGAGTGGGATAAGGGTCAGATGATCTATGCCTATGGTGTTGCTGGTACAGGTAAAACTTTTGTTGCTCTGTACAAAGCACTTAAAGATGTACTGAATGAGTACACACCATATGAAAAGATCTATATCGTTCGTTCTCTCGTAGCTACGAGAGAGATTGGTTTCCTTCCTGGTGACCATGAAGATAAGTCTTCTCTCTATCAAATACCATACAAGAACATGGTACAATCCATGTTTGAGATGCCTGACGATGCATCATATGATATGCTCTATGATAATCTAAAGGCACAGGAAACCATTTCGTTCTGGTCTACTAGTTTCATCCGTGGTACTACACTAGACAATGCTATTGTTATCATTGACGAGTGTCAGAACCTGAACTTCCACGAACTTGATTCTATTATCACTCGTGTCGGACAGGATAGTAAGATTGTTTTCTGTGGTGATGCTGCACAAACTGACTTGCAAAAGATCAGTGAGCGTACAGGCATCATTGATTTCCAACGCATCCTTCAGAACATGGATGAGTTCTCTCTTGTAGAGTTTGGTGTTGAAGACATCGTTCGTTCTGGTCTTGTCAAGTCTTACCTTATCAATAAAATTAATCTAGGACTATGAAGTTGTTTAATCATGTAGGTAAGATAGAACCTATTGAAATGTCTGCTGAGATGGTGGATGGCAAACGCATGTACCTGACACCAGAAGGTTTCAAGTTTCCGTCTGTCACTACTGTGATTAGTAACAACGCTAAAAAGATGGCGGGCATTGCTCGCTGGAGAGCTAGAGTAGGAGAGGCAAAAGCAAATGCTAAGTCTGCTCGTGCTACTGGACGTGGCACAAAGTATCATTCAATCGCTGAGGATTACTTTAATAACAATCTAGATCTAAAAAAGTATAAAAACTTTCCGCTTCCTGTCCTTATGTTCCATCATAGTAGGGATACTTTGGACCGTATAAATAATATTTACTTACAGGAAGCGGCGCTCTACTCCAAACATTTGGAACTTGCAGGGCGAGTAGATTGTATCGCTGAGTTTGATGGAGTGCTGTCTATCATTGACTTTAAGACAGCAGAGGAACCCAAGCGTGAGGAATACCTCTACGATTACTTTGTGCAAGAGACTGCATACGCATGTATGTTGCAGGAAAATTACGGGTTGAATGTAAAGCAACTCGTCACAATCGTTGCTTGTGAAAACGGAGAGACTCAAGTGGTGGTTCATCCACCTAAGAAAGAATTCTTTATTACACTAATGAGTTACATAGACGAATACCAAGAACGATATGGACAAAAAACAATTATTAGAGGATAGATTTATGACATCTGCGAAGTTCTCGCAGGAAGTGGAGAAGATTGCTTTACACAATCCAGACATGAATTATATTGATTCGGTTATCCACTTTTGTGAGATCAATGAAATTGAACTAGATAGTGTCAACAAATTGATCAGTAAACCACTAAAAGAAAAGCTGCGTCATGAGGCACAGCAACTCAACTTTATGAAAAAGACTAGTCGTGCTAAGTTAATGCTTGTATGAATGTTCTTACCATTGATTTGGATTACATGTCAACAAACTACTCTAAGTTAGTTGACAGTGTTTACAGTAATGACTTTACTAACAAAAGATGGGGGGAGTTCTATAAGAACACCTACTACTCTGAAGATCATTTCAAGATAAACATAGATAACTGGTTGTTTATTCTTGACGTTTATACGAAAGCAATAACTCAATGCAGCAACGTTGCCTTTGGTTATGAACATGATAGTATTCTTTTTGATCTACAGGATGTAAACGAACCAATAAACATTTTGAATATTGATCAGCACCATGACATATGTTATGTTAATGAGCAGTTCAATGAAGTCATTGAGTATGATATTGTTTCGCAAGCAGACTGGGTTCTGTGGTTGGTGAAGAATAGAAATCTTACTAGTTACACATGGGTGGGGAATAAAAACTCTACTCAATTAGACAATGATGTGGTACAATTAGAATGGAATTTCAGTTCTCTTCTGAAAGAAGAATTGAATATAGATACATATAAATTTGATTACATATACATCTGTGCATCTCCACAGTATCTTGCTCCACATCACTGGTACTACTTTGATATTATGAAAATGATATACAAAAACATATGTGGACTAGATCCTAAGATGCATCAAGATAAATTTGGTTATGATATTAAAAAGTTTTACAAGTATAAAGGCAAGACAGTATGAGTTTCTTTAAGTCAGAAATTGTCAGAGGTGACATCCAAGAGATGCTAGAGTTGCAGCAGTTCTGTTTCAGATCTGCCATGAACTTTATTCTTTTGGAACCTGAAAGAAAAATGGAATACTTTGAAGCTCTTGAAAAACTTATTGGTAAACAGCAAGTTTTCTATGCTCGTGCTAAACTGAGTGACGATCCTGAAGCGAAGTCGGTCGTAGAGACCATGAAGCAAGGGGTCATCATGTTGGGTGCTACACCTGACAAACCTATTGAGAGCATGTTCCAAGAACTACTGGATAAAGTCCAGAAGATGAAGGACCAGTTAGAAAGTGGCACAGAGGGTTGACGCCCGACTCTGTGCCTGTTATTATGTCTGAGTGATAGGGCATCACAGACCAAATCCAAACTAATCCGAGGTAATCTAATGTCATTCGCAGATCTGAAGCGTAAATCCCAGAACAACTTCCAGTTCCTCCAGAAGGAACTTGAGAAATCATCCAGCGGTAAGAACGTTGATGACCGTTTCTGGAAACCAGAGGTTGACGCTTCTGGTAACGGGTACGCTGTTATCCGTTTCCTTCCTGCCCCTGAGGGTGAGACCATCCCATGGGCAAAACTGTACTCCCACGCCTTCCAAGGTCCTGGTGGTTGGTACATTGAAAACTCACTCACCACCCTTAATGAAAAGGATCCTGTTGGTGAAGTGAACCGCCGTCTCTGGAACAGCGGTAGTGATGAAGACAAAGAGACTGCTCGTAAGCAGAAGCGTAAGCTCCAGTATTACAGCAACATCTATGTCGTGAAGGATCCTAAGCACCCTGAGAACGAGGGCAAGGTGTTCCTCTACAAGTATGGCAAGAAGATCCATGACAAGATCCTCGCTGCCATGCAACCTGAGTTCCAAGACGAGACTCCTGTCAATGTCTTTGATCTTTGGGAAGGTGCTAACTTCAAACTGAAGATCAAGAAGGTTGCAGGTTACTGGAACTATGATTCTTCTGAGTTTGATTCTGTCTCTGCTCTCAGTGCAGATGATGATGTGCTGGAAGCAACCTGGAAGTCTGAGCACTCCCTGGAAGCATTCACTGCAAAGGATCAGTTCAAGTCCTATGAGGATCTTGAGCGTCGTTTGAACATGGTGCTCGGCATCAGTTCACGTCCTGCTCCTCGCAAGGTGGATCCTGAAACCTATGAGGATGAGAGTGAAGGTCGTGGTTATGATCATGCTAGCGATAGCTTTAATGCTCCTGATATTACTCCTTCTCCTGTAAAGGAAGAAGCAGTCGTTGATGATGACGATGCGTTGTCATACTTCGCACGTCTTGCGGAGGAGTGATATGGAACACGCAGTAGAAGCATGGAACACGATGGGATGGTTTGAGGGTTTCCTCTTTACTGTCTGGATCGTAGCTCTGTATTGGGGCAAACTCAAGATTGATCAACGGTTTGCACGGCGCACTGTGTATCGTGTCAAACTAGAAGACAAATAACTTTACCTGGGTCTCCTAACCGAGACCCTTTTTACTGACCGTTACTTAAAGTTTAAACTAACCTTAGTTTACCTAACGGTTAAATCGTGCTAAATTACTTTTGGATCAAACGTCGTTGATCTATTTTTTAAACAGGAATTACAAATGAAAGCAATCGCTCTAGCCGCACTGGCAGTCTCGGCATCTGCACTGGCGACTCCTGCCCTTGCAGGACCCTATGTTGAGTCCAAACACGAATTTAAAGGCACCGATGATGACTACAGCAAAGCTGTTCATCAAGGACGTGTCGGTTACGAATGGAAAACTGGTCGCTTCTCCCCTTACGTTGAGGCAGGTCTAGGTGTTTCCGTTCCTGATGGTGGTGATAATGATACATTTAAAGCACTTGAAGTTGGTACAAAACTGAAGGTGACTGATAAGTTCTCTGCTTATGGTAAGTGGGAGAACATCTTCCAAGACAGCGATGACACTCGCGACTGGAAGGTTGAGGTCGGCACCAAGTACAAGTTCTGAGGTAAAGGAGAATGAAACTCAAAGCAATCGCTGCTGCCGTCGTGGCAGCACCCCTGGTGGTGGCATGTGGTTCCACTGAGCAAGCAAACGAACCATACAAATTGAATGGTGCGGGTGCTACATTCCCTGCTCCTTATTACAATTCTGTCCTTGGTGACCTTCATAAGTCAACTGGCAACAAAGTGAACTACCAAGCAGTTGGTAGTGGTGCTGGTGTACGTCAGTTCACTGCTAAGACTATTGACTTCGGTGCCTCTGATGGTGCTGTAAGTGACAAGAAGCAGAAACTGCCGATGGTCCACATTCCTATGACTGGTGGTGCTATCGTCCCCGCTTACAACTATCCTGGTTGTGATGCTAAGATGACTCAGACACAACTTGCTGATGTCTTCCTTGGCAAGATTACTAACTGGTCTGAGTTTGGTTGTGCTGACAAGAAGATCGTTACAGTGTGGCGTTCCGATGGTAGTGGCACCACCAAAGGATTCACCAACTCCCTATCAGCATTCTCTCCTGAGTGGAAGAAGACTGTAGGCACAGGTAAGTCAGTCTCCTGGCCAGTTGGTATCGGTGGCAAAGGCAACTCTGGTGTTGCTGCCAGCATCAAAAACCTTGAAGGTGCTATCGGTTATCTGAACTATGGTTATGTAACTGGCGATCAGTTCCAACAAGTTGCTCTACAAAACAAGGCAGGTAATTATGTCACAGCAAATGCTGAAACATCTGCAGCAGGTCTATCAAAGATCGTCCTGGACGATCAGCTTCGTGGTGCTGACGCTAACCCTGCTGGTGCCAATGCATACCCTATTGTCTCCCTTACTTGGATCCTAGCGTATCCTGAGTATGAGAAGAATGATGATGTGAAGGACATGCTCCGCTGGATGCTGACACCCACTCAACAAGGCAAAGCAGACTCCCTTGGTTATGTTCCTCTCCCTGAGGACCTTCGTCAGAAAGCACTTGCTGCTGTTGAGACTCTTAAATAACTTACATATATAATGTATAACCGAAGAGACCCGTGGGGTCTCTTTTTGTTTGGAGGTTCTATGAACATGTATGTAAATCTGTGTCCAGCGTACACAGAAAAAAGTGAAACGCTAACAGTGGATGTTCCTACTGATCAGATGGATGATTTCATGCAAATGGTTCACATCCTAAGTGAGGAGAAGAACATCTCCGCTAGACGTGCCTTTACTGATATGGTACGATATACATTTGACAACCTTATGGAGAAAGAGTATGACCGCAAGAGTCGTAAGAATGCTAAACGGCGAGGACGTAATC